TTCTCGAGTTCTTTCTCAAGTTCACCGATCTTATGAGACTCATCAGCTTCCTGCGAGTCATTGATGTTTTTAATCTCTTTTTCGAGCTGGTCGCGATACTTAATCAAGCTATCGATCTGGTTCTTAAACTTGAATTGCTCCATGCTAAAAGCGTTGATAGTCGAGTGCATATCCATGATTTGCTTGAGACGACTATTCGCAGCGTCGTACTCAGCTACGAGTTCTTTCAACCCACCCTCGATCTCACTGATCTGATCACGCTTAGACTCGATAGTCTGCTTCTTAAACGACTCATCGATATTTTGTTTACAAGTGGGACAACCCTCATGTTCTTCAAAGAACTTGACGTCGTTCTCTATCAAAGCGCGCTTAGCTTCGATCTTATGTCTGAGTTGAGATAGCTTAGTGATCTTCTTACTGATAGACTCCTCGTCCCAGATTTCTTCTTTAAGCTCATTTATATCTTTATCGTAGTTCCAATACTTAACGTCTAGCTCACTGATCTTAAAGTTAGTCTCTTCGATCTGCTCGATCTTATTAGCGATGAGTTTCTCATTGTTGCTCTGCTTCTCAAGCATATGATCTTGATAGATCTTAATCTTTTCCATCACCAGCTTCTGCTCGCTGGTAACTTCAGAGACTTCCTCGTTGTTTCTCAAGATGCGATCTTTGAGGATCGAGTTCATCGTCGTGAAGATCTGCAAGTCTAGCAGGTCTTCGATGATCTCACGACGTTGACCACCGGGAAGTTGCATGAATGGTTGGAACGTAGCCGAACCGAGTACTACTACCTGACAGAAAGACTTGAAGTTTAGTTTAAGGATGTGCTTCTCGAGATACTCCTGATAGTCTCGCATCTCAGCTGACTGATTGACGAGCATACCGTTCTGATACACTTCAAACACGTTTGGCTTCATACCACGAATGATAGTGTATGAGTTCTGATTGATCTGAAACTCGATCTCAACGACCGAGTCTTTCCTGTTAATGGAGTTGATGAGTTGAGGCTTGTTGATCTTACGGAAAGGTTTACCGAACAGAGCGTAAGTCAAAGCGTCAAGGATGGTCGACTTACCAGCCCCGTTCTCACCAACGATCAAGGTAGTACTTGACTTATTGAGATCGATCTCAGTGAATACGTTACCAGTGCTAAGAAAGTTTTTCCAACGTAGTTTCTTAAAAAGAATCATTCTACGGTCAACGCCTCATTGTAAAGTTCTGTGATAGTTTTTTCAAGCTCAGTCTTATCTACGTTCTGCACTTCCATAGATGAGATGTAGCTTTTAAAGATATTGATGGTCGACTCAGCCTCGTTGATGATGTCGTCATCGTTCTCAAGGTTAAGGTTGAGATGATCGTCGACGATCTGCATGTCGATAGGATTAGCTTTCTCGATAGAGTTGATGAACATATCAAACTTATAGGGATTAGTCTTGTTAGATACGATCACTTTAACGATCTTACTACCTAGAGAAGATAGGTCCATAGTTTCCGGCTCCTTGCCTGGAGTGACGTCGTCGTACCATACTTTCTCAAACATTGTATACGGGTTACGTATAAATGTCAACTCCCTCGTATCAGTATCAAGGACATGAAACCCTTTAGGATCGTCATAGTCAGACCAAGTAAACTCCGCGTGACTACCCAAGTAGTGAATAGTACCATCAGAGGAGCGGTGATGATAATGACCACTAAGAACAAGATCAAAACGATCAAATATATTGCGATCATCACCGTGACTAACCATAGATCCTCGATACATTTCGAAACCTGCGAGTTCCAAGTGTCCCATGATGATTTGAGCCGGTGTTGACTTGATTTTCTCGAATGATTGCTTTCTGTTTTCATCACAAATCCAAGGTGTTAGAAGAACGGTTGTGTTATCAAATTCAACTTCTTTTGGAAAAGAGTCATAGATCTTAAACGGATAAGATCCAGCTACGAGCTCCTGAAGAGCGTTTACTGAATTCGTGTTCTTGAAGTATGTATCATGGTTACCGGCGATCATATGTACTTCGCACATATGTGACAGCGGCTCAAGGAAATCTTCTCTCAGACGCCGAGCAGTATTGATATTGATATACTTACGACGATCCACGAGATCGCCAAGATGAACAACAGTATCAATAGCGTGTTCTTTAATATACGGAAAAAAGATATCATCTAAAAACTTCTTTGAGTTATCCATAAACGCTAGGTTGTCGTTGCGGACACCCCAATGTGTATCAGTGATGAGTGCGATCTTCACTTGCGAACGAACCTCTTCTGCGCCGAGATCTTATTCTCCGTCTGCCGAATAGACTCGTTACAAAAGTCACGAATGGCTTCAACACGCAAGACGTAGTTCTGACGCTCGCTGTCGCGGGTCGCGGGAGACATCATCTTCTCCACTAGGTCTTGGATGTTAATTGGAACTAGGTGTAGGTTCTTCATCTTTTACTTCCTCAATAAACTTATCAAGTCCGACTTTATTCTTCTTAAGATTCTTAGCTAGCTTCTCTTCAAAGTTCTTGATCAACTCGTCTGAGTACTCGTTGTGAATCTTCTGACCATTCGTCAACTCATCGGACAACTCACCAAACATATTGATATACTCAAAATTCTTATGCTTGACGTAAGACTGCTTCTTCTCTTTCTGGATTCGTCTGATAAACGCGTTCCAAGCGATCTGTGTGAAGTAAGCGAAAGGGTTAGTCGACTTGTCCGGATCAAAACTATGGGCGGCAGAGACACAGTTCTCGATAGCGTCGGCGATCATCTCGTCGCGATACGAGTAGTTCATGAAGTTAGGTTTAGTCGAGAGCTTGTTGCAGATCATCATGAAACACTCACCGACGTAGTTCGGGATCTGAGGTTCACGTCTACCGAGCTGCTTAGCTTCCTCACACTTCTCTTTAAACTTCTTCATCTCTTCGTAGAGAGTCTTGTTGTTTACGTAGTGTCTCTTTGCTTTTGGTTTTGAAATCATCATGTTTCCTTTAGGGCGACCTGATAGATCTTATAGTCGAACCCCTCTTCGTTGTAGATCTTCACTCGCTCAGCTAAGTGAAGTATAGTAAAGTTCTTTTTGGTCTTCCAAGTCAAGTCATCTGAGATGTCGTACAACACAGCCTCTTCTTTATTCTCACCCTTACGCAAGGTTCTTCCGATAGACTGTAAGTTTCTAATCTTTGACTTAGACGGACTAGCAAACACTACGTTATGTAAGTTTCTAATGTTGATACCCGTGGAGAACGTACCGTAACTCGCTACGATGATAGCGTTAGTCTCAGTCTCAACGATCTTACGAATCCTCTCGCGATCTTCAGCTTCCACGCCGCCGTGTACGAAGAACACTTTCCTGTCGTCACCTAGGTTAGATAACATGTCATATAGTATCTTACCATGTTTCTCGACAAATTGGAATAGCAAAAGTGTATTACCATTCAAAGAAAGTATCAAGTTCTTGATAAACTTATTACGATGAGGGTTACGAACTAAGAAGTCCATCTCACCCTGATAGTCTAAGTCTTTGGTGATCTTCTTCGTCTCGTCGCTGTACTTCAAGACTATGATCTTTATCTTAAACTTGCTCAAGTAGTCTTGGTCGATCAGTTCTGAAGTTGTAATAACTTTTCTAACTGGTCCAAACAAACCTTCGAGTACAAGTTGATGAGTTTCAGAACCGTCTAAAGTACCAGTAAAACCAAACCGATACTTACAAGAACTAAGCTTAGTGAGAATAGAAGTAAGACTCTTAGCTTTGAAGAGATGTGCTTCATCACCTACCACCACATCAAACTGTTCGAAATACTTTTTATCCATCTTGTAAATCGATTGCCAGGTTGAGATAGTAATTTGTTTATCCGTTTGTTTATCTTGGCCTGCAAAGATTCGATGAATATGTGTATCAGAAACAAACCCATAGTCAGCAAAGTCAGAGGCAAGTTGACTAACCAAACTAGTAGTTGGCACAATAATAAGAGTACGGGCATTGAAGTATCTCGTTAGAAGATAGATGATGAAAGACTTGCCAGACGCCGTCGGCGAGAGCAACAGAGCTCTTCTCTTCCGGACTGCGTGAGTAAACGCTTCTACTTGATAGTCTCTTCGACCAAACTTGTCTGGAATATTTAGAGTGTCGATAAAGTCATGCGCTTCTTTAAGCGAGAACTCGTCGTCAGCGAAGTCGGACGTATACGTTACAGTGTAGTTACGTGGTCCGGCGAACTCCTCGATCTTCGTCGCTAGTCCGGCGTACAACAGACCGGTCATAACGTTGAAGAGTCTGATCTTACCGTCCCAGAACTTGCTCTTGTAAGCCGGCATAAACTTAGCGCCGGGTACTTCAAAAGTAAAGTACTCATTCAGCTCGTAAGCTACGCCGGGTTCACAGGTTATCTTAATGTACGTCTCATCTACCTTAGAGACTTCAATCACATCCACTAGCCACCCATAGTAAACTTAGTCCACTCGATCGCGGACTTGATTTGAAACCCTCGGTTCGTCAGACTCTTGATGATCGATTCAAGGAGTTCAACTTTCTCTTGCTGCAGACCGATCTTTAACGACATATTTATGATATCCTGATCGGCGTCCATGTACATGTGAATGTCTGACTTCAAGATCATGCCGCGGGGCGGAAGCTTCCAACCCTTCTCCTGAGACTCCTCAGTCGGTCCCATAGTGTAGAACTCATGCTTAGCCAGCTTGAGCTGCTTCATGTCAGACTCAAACTTACGAAGAAGCATCCTCTCAGCTGTGTATAGCTGGTAGTACTTATTGTGTAGCTTAGGAATCTTGATAGCTTCGTCACCTAACTCGGTGCGATCGATCTGAGAGTCTTTCTCCCAGAATTCATAGATCTCTTCGATCTTCATAACCTCTCCACGTCGAAAACATAATTTATATTATAATACAGTTACTACTAAAAGTAAACTATAATTTGCTCACGTCGTACATCGTGTAGGCGAACTCAGCGGTAGCCGCTACGTAGTTCACGTCGGCCTGTGTGCTGTCGAAGGTTACATCCGACAAGTAAGTCGGGAAAGCGTCTCTCATAACGAACTCGTAGTTAGGAGTCTTAGTGGAGTTCAATATGATAAGAGAGAGGTCTGATCTCAATCCCTCACCAGTATACTCCGGAATCTTCTTGATATCTGCAAATTCTTGGAAGTTATCTGGGAAGCCTAAAGCTCTCATCCAATTATGAATCTCAAGGTAGTTCTCGAGGTCTTCGTCTACCTTAAAAGTTATAGAGAACCTACCGTACGATAAGTGAGTCCTAGTAGTAGGAATCGGTACGAAGATGTTTGGAATATCGATTTGAGGAAGATCTAGCGACGGGACGTTAGCTTTCTGCAAGAAGAAGTTTACGTTAGGAGCTCTCTTGATAGAGAACCTAAAGTTAAGTGGACTCAGGAAGTTCTTGTTAGTAGGTGTGTTGCTTACAGCTGACATTATAGATCACCGTTCTTATCGCTATAGGCTATCATATCTTGCATCATCTTAAGATGCTTAGATTCATCGGGCTCATGTTTCTTAAGCTTCTTCTGAAAAGTTTGAAATGTTCTAGTTACTGCCGCTTTATGAATTCCAAGACCGCCTTCATTATGTCTCTTAATGGCTACCATATGCTTTTCATGAGCTCTCCATACTTCTGGATGAATACCAGCAGGAGGCGATGACTCGGATATGAATTGATTAAAAGACAACATAGATAATCTCCGTTTAGATCTATTTATTGTCGTTGCTTGATAAGATTATACCACACAGCGTAGCTGTTGTAAACAAAAAAGGGGGACCCGAAGATCCCCCAATTTGCGGTTTGAACCCGTCTTATTCTTCTCTCCCACACGGAGAGTTGTAATTACATCAGGTTGTTTACGATCAGTCTGCGATAGTACTTGTTCGTGCTGATTGTCAGACCACCGTTGCCCTTGTTCAGGCCTTCGGCGAATGGGTTGGCAACCATGCCGTAACGAGTCTTGAAGCCAATCTTCGGTTGGAAGCTTGACTGGTCGACTGCACGAACCATTTGCAGTGGAACGTATGGGCAGTAGAAGAGACCAGCATCGAATGCTGACGAACCCTTATAACCTACTGTCAGGTAGTTACCACCGATTGCATATGGATCGATGTAAACGCGTAGGCGACCATTGAGAACACCAGCGAAAGTGTTGCCTGTGTCGTCTACTTGAAGGTTGTTGCTGTTGAGAGCAGGTGTGTAGTCAAGAACACCAGCCATCTGCAGAGCGGAAGCGACGTCCGAAGAGCAGATAACGATGTTACCCTTACCACGACGTGTTTGCTTAGCGATCTGGTTAGCTTCACGTTCCAGCTGGAACATAAGGCCCTTGAACTTTTCAACTGACCAACGACCGTTTGAGTCGGTGTCAAGGTCGAATACGCCGGCAGTTGTCGTGTTGTCAGAAGCACCCTGAACAGCAGTGATGTTGATCGTGCGAACAACTTCACGGTTGATTTCAGCGAGAATTTCTGCTGACAGAATGTTTGCGAGTTCTGTCTCAGCGTCAAGGCCGTGAATTGCCTTAAGGTCTTGAGCCAGTTCCATCGTGTATTCTGCCTTGAGAGCACGTGACTTAGCAGTTACAGTTACCTTCTCGATCGAGAAAGCCATCTGAGCGAAGTCTGTGTTCTGATAGGTGCCGAGCGCTTCAGCCTGAGCTGTCGACATGCCAGTACCCGTGTTATAGGTGCCATATGTTGACAGAGGTGTTGTGTTCGTTGCACCAGGAATCGTACCTGTGAAAGCGCCAACCGAGTTGTTACCAGCGCCAAGGGCTGCATTGGATGTCGTGTTGTTACCAACAACAGTCGAGAACGCAGTGTTAACTTCGTTGTAGAATGTTTCGTTGTCTTGCGAACCAGCGTAAGAAGTAGCAGATGTACCGTTACCTTGGTTGTTGTACTTCGAACGCATTGCGAAGATGAGGCCAGTTGGGCCAGTCATTGGCTGAACGCCGCAGATGTCGTAAGCAATGAGGTTAGGCATTGCGCGACGAACGAGCGAGATGAGAACTGGGTCGAAGGTGTCAATGCCACCGTTGCCAGCTGTCGAGCTCGAACCGCCCATGAAGTTCGCAGGAATTACAGAAGCTGCTGTTGGCGATTCTGTAAGTGTCTGGAACTGACCGTGTGCACCAGCTTCGCGAAGAGCGCGCTCTGTGTTCTCAAGAACGACAGCCGTTACTGAACGACGTGTCTGATCCTTAATAGCACCAAGACCTTCGTGATCAAGGACCGGTGCCCACTTCTTTTGGATTTCCTCAGCTAGATACATATTTGTCTCCCTTTCTATAATGGGTTTGTTTTATATTTATAACAGTTACTTCTTAATAGATCTCGAAATGGCTTGTACATAACGGTTGACGCTCGGATCGATCGCTTCCGTTAATGTTTCTGTTTCACCTTCGAAAGTTTCTTCTTCGATGTTTGTTGAAACAGGAGCCGACTTCTCGCCTGCGAAATAGCTTTCCTTAATGATGGCAAGCTTCTTGGCGTATGTTTCGACGTCGCCGTCGAAGTCAATGCCCTCGGCGAGAGCTTTGAACTTTTCTTGTTGAGAAAGTGCGAGATCATCAAGGAACGACTCGAAAACATTTTCCTTCTCAACTTCAACGAAAGCCTTTTGCAATTCGGCGTTCTCATTGATTACTTCGTCTAGCGATGCTTCGAGTGATTCTACCTTAGCAGCTAGAGATTCTACAACATCAACCTTTTCTTCTGGAATGTCGATGTAGTGTTCAGCGAATAGATTCTTAAGACCATCAAGGAATTCACCAACGACTTCGTTGCGGAGTGATGACTCGATAGCTACAGCGTTTTCTTCCATCCAGCTCTCTACGACGTAGTCGAGATAAGCGTCAACTTTGGATGTGAGTTCTTCATTGATTTCGCCTACGGCTTCGACGAGCTTAGAGTCAAACTCTTCTTCGAGACGAGCAGTTTCAGCGATACAACGAGCATTAACAGCAGCTTCAAACAATGTTGAAACTTTGTCTTTGAATTCTTCTGAAAGATCTTGACCAGCGAACATCGCTTCAACATCTTCCTTTACAGAAAGCTTTGGCATCGCGTCTCTTGTCTTAGGACCAGTTGTCGCAGAAGCCGCTGAAGAATGCATGTCAAGCGTAGACTGATTTGAACCAGACTTATCACCAACACCATAATCCTTGCCTGGACCATAAACAGATTGTGTCTTATTGAACAGGTCAACAAGATCTTCTTTCTTCATAGCATTCATCGCGCCAATCATCGAGGCGATGTAGCTAAACTTCGACTTAGGATCGTCGGTTACTGGCTTTGACGCTGGCTGAAGAGAGTCGGCAGCCATTGTGCCTTCTTCAATCTCAACGTTTTCTACTTGATCAGTCATGATAGTCTCCCTATATGGAATTTACATTTATTTATAACAGTTATTTCTTTAAGAGTAAAGAGCTCAGATAGTTCTCAAAAATAGCATACTTCTGTTCTTCAAGTTGTGACTTGCTTAAGTTATGAACAGATTTCTTGATGTTATCGAGTCTTTCTTCGTGCCAAGAATCTTTTACCGGATCATATACCCACTCCACATTCTCCATAACACCTTTTACGAAAGCGTCTGGAGCAGATGGATCAGCGACGATGTCAGCGGCGGTAGCGAGGTGAAAGTCATCTTGAACTTCCATGATACCATCTTTAGATGGCTTCAACGTACCCATGCCACGAGACGAAACACCTAGGTTCGCGCCGGACTTCAACAATCCTCTAGCGATGTTACCCATAGGTGTATCGGTCAGTTTAGCTTTACCGATAAAGTTATCACCGTCTCTCTTGAGCTCAGTAATGATATGTGAAACGCGATCCAAATTAATTTGTGGACCTGCTGGATGTCCAAGCTCGCCGTAAGCTCTGCTTGTATGTACATGATCTTTAATGTAGCGATCGACTGCAGCTTCCATAACACTCAGCGGATAGACGCGACCGTTACGGTTTTGACGATTTGCTTGAAGAAAGATACCATGAATGTAGTGATCTTTGTCGCCGTTCTCTTTGGCTTCAGAGATATACTCTACATTCTCGAAAAGCTCTGTTATGAGTTTCATTTTACTTCCTTAGTTCTTATAAGCTACTGGCGTAGCCGCCAAAGAAACACCTGAATGGTTTGACGTTATAATATCTGTTTTATCTTTTTCTATGATAAAACTTTCTCCACCTACAATAGACACAGACCATTTGATTGTCGTGTTTGTTGAGTCTTTGCATGTAATTACAGCTAAAACTGATGTTGAATCTGCAAGTGTCATTTTTACTAAATTACTGTTAGCATAAGAACTAAAAGTTGAAGTATTACAACTTGATGTATTGCCAATTGGCTTGATAATAGTGCTCATACGTTTCGTCCTGTGTTTACGTCCACTGACATGTTAGGGAATGTCATAGGTGTATCCATCTGTTCATCTTCTTCTTCATGATCGCCATAGATCATATAGTCATGAACGTCAGATACCATCGATTTTGCTTGTGCGATCTTAGCTTGACACCAAGGCTCAACGTGCATGTTGCTTGGCATCTGAGTTACTAGATGCATAGCCTTATTAGCGAGAGCTTTAAGTTCTGTCTTAACCATCTCGATAGCTTCTTCCGAGTCACCGCGAGGTGGCTGAACGCCACCGAGAAGTGGAACAGTTAGATCTTCTTTGTGTAGAGGAAGATTAGTTGTTTTTGTCTTAGCAAAATCTTTTAATTTCTTCTGAGATAAATCGGAAGCTAATTTAGCAACTTTAGAACTGCCTGTATCAGACTCGCCACGACGCATGGCTAAAGCCATGCCAAACAAACGTTGTTGTGCTTTACTTACGGCTTTTTCGTCTAATTCAACTTCTTCAGTCGCCGGTACAGACTTGTATCCAAAATACTTTTTATTAGCTAACTTAATACCATTTTCACGATTAGTGCGCTTACGAAACTTGTCGGGA